TCAAATTTCAAAACCTCTCATGTTACTGTTTATCGCGACATCAGCTTTATCCTCTCCATCAACATGTTTTGACAGGGCATCTCTCGTATTTCTGTAGCCGAGTGCTGTTGCCACATCTTTTCCTACAAACCAAGGTTCGTTGTTAATAGTTACTGTTCGTATCTGCCCGAACTCTTTATTGTTAAAACTTTGCATTTCTTTCATTTAAATCTCCTTTTCAAAATTATTAATTCCTGCTTAGCTTTCCTCCCAAAATAAATATGTAATGTTTGTTGATATTGACGATTGATTTTTTAGAACATAAATTCTATAATTTATTCAATAGAGAGTTTTTATACACATTTCGTGTTATTTTTGTTGAAAAAAATATGCTGAACACTTTTCTTATAATAATTAGCTAAACGTACTTTAATTTCATCTCGGGGAACTCTACTTCCATTTTCATACATTGATAATGCTGACTTACTTATCCCTATTGCCTTTGCCACTTCATCTTGACTTTTATTTCCTCGAAGCTCAATTAATCTTTCAGCAATCGCCTTTGTATTCATTCGCGTATCACCTCCTTTCTTTCTGCCACATTTTGTGTCTATGAATGTTATATCACTTTTTACAATCCGTGTCAATACTTTTATTAATTATGTTTACATTTCGTGTCTTTCTTGTTTACATTATTCACGTATCGTGTTACAATATGTAATGAGGAGGGAATACCATGGGTAATTTTAGAAATGTATTCAAACAATTGAGGTTAGAGAATCACTATACACAGGGAGGACTCGCTGATGCACTAGGGATTTCTCGTAGTGCAATAAGTATGTACGAGAACGGAAATAGAGAACCAGACTTTGAGACTTTAGAATTAATCGCTGATTTCTTTAATGTTGATATGAATTATTTATTAGGAACTTCAAAAAAAACTACTTCGATTTCTGTTGACCTTACACAAGAAGATCTTAAAACATTGATAGCCAGAAACGGAAAAGAAATGTCTACCAAAGATAAAATGGAACTTATTAAAATGTTGTCCGAATTATAGATTTATTTTATTTCAATAAGGAAAATTATTATGGGATTATTAAATGGAAAAGACAAAAATGGAAACGACCTTGCCTTAATGTTTCACTATTCAGGACTACCTAACTACCCTACAGATGGAAAGTTTAGAAATGTTCAGGTTACAATTGATAAGACAAACAATGTATTAATATTCCAGGAGAACACTGTATTTGGTATGAAACGTCGCTATAAAGACATTACCTTGTCCCCAGACAAAATTTATAGTGCTAAAGATGAAGGAATCGACAGGGAACAAATATCAAATGGTCTAGCTGGTGCTGTCGTAGGTGGTGCATTGTTTGGTGGAACTGGAGCTGTAACAGGAAGTATCTTAGAAAAAGGTTCAAAGAAGACAAAAGTAAAAACCTTTTTTGTAATTCGTTACATTGAATCTGATGATCAAAGGAAATATCTTTTACTCCGTAGTGGTAATGGTGTCAGACCAGATTTCATCAAACAACTTAAGCAGATAGCAGAAGAAAACAGCTCGCTCAAACCAAATGACAAACCTATTGAACTGTAAGACACAAGGAGAAAAATATGGCTTATTTTATTGGTGAAATTATAGGAGTTATACTTGCAATTTTATTTTTTGTTTCCCCTATTTTTCTTATTGTTTTAATCATATTGAAATTGAAAAGAAAAAAGAAAAATAAACCTTTAAGAATTGTTAATAGATGTATTGCAGTTTGTACTATTTTATTTGCTATATCCATTGCATGTGTAATTATATTTATTCCTGATTACAAGAATCACGAGACAAGCTTATCAGAATCAGAAGACACGTCTAATCAAAAAAATGATACTACAGAAACAATCACTGAGGAAGTAACAGAATCAACAACCGAAGAAACTACTACGGCAACGATGGAAGCTACTACGGAAGCAAGTACCGCTTCTGAAAATGACTTGGAAAAAATCAAAAAACAGGCGAAAAAAGATTTTGTGAAACAATGTAAAACTTATGATTACAGGAAATTATTAAGAAATGAATCTAAGTATTTAAGTAAACCAGTTGCGTATAGAGTAAAAATTGCGCAGGTTATGAAGGATAGTTATACGAATGGATATCGAGCGTACATTATAAAAAATGGTCAAACCGATATGGATTGTGAATTTTACATTAAAGATTTGAGGTCCGATTCAGAAAGAGAAAAAAATAAATTACTTAAAGGTGATATTATAAGTGTTTACGGAAGGTTTAACGGATTTAAACAAATTACACGTACTTTATCTAAGAATACAGACGATGTTTCTAGAATTGATATGCAGTATGTTACTTTAAAGAATTAAGGGAATGGGGGATGAATTTATGAAACAAAGATTTTTGTCAATAGTTATGACTTTAATTATAATAATTGGTAGTTTTTCTGTTAAGCCAATCGATGCAAAAGTCAAAATAAAACTTAACAAAAAATCTGTAAGTATTGTGAAAGGGAAAAAATACAAATTAAAAGTGAAAGGTACTAAGCGAAAAGTAAAATGGTCTTCTAAAAATAAAAAGATCGCGACAGTATCTAAAAAAGGGTACGTGAAAGCTAAGAAGGTGGGGACGACTTATGTATATGCTAAAATTGGAAAGAAAAAATTAAAATGCAAAGTGAAAGTTAAAAATCCACCATTTTGTAAAATCTATGACATTGACGTTGACTCAGAATCTTTTTCTTGTACAATTAAAAATTTATCTAAATCTAATATCATAATAGATAACGAAGCATCGGTTGATGATGGTATAGATGATGGTTATATGTGGGCTGATACCGATTCAACAACGACCATCATAAAACCAGGTAAGAAAAAAGATTTATTTTTCTACGCTTTTGATCAAGATCCCATTGAATCATATCCAGATTATAATTGTACTTGGTATATAAAAAGAAATTTAGATATATCAATAGATTTAAAATACAAAAATAACTATTATTCTTATTTTTATTTTTCAGATACAAAGAGCGGTAGTCTAATAAAATGTAATTTTTTAAAAGATTTTTTCCCAGAATAAAATAATTAAAAAACCGCCCGGCGGCAACCGGAGGTTGGTGAGAAGGGACCTATTGAGTTGTAAACTTTAGGACATTAAGGAGGAATTTTATGAAGAAAAGAATTTTATCTGTATTTATAGCCATTGCATTATTAATATGTATCTCTCCTTTGGATGATATACATGCATCGTATGTTCCACATGCTGATTATTCCAAATGTAGAATCATTGCACCAAAAAACGTTAAACCTGGACAATCTTTTAAAGTTACATTTGTTGGTGACAGAGTAAATTCAAAAGGGGGAATTATTGGTGAAACAAAAATTGTACCAACCGCTTATATGATATTTAAGAATAAGAAAAAAGAAGGTAATGAGGTGTGGCCTGATGACTGGTGGGAATGGAGACCCATGGGGAACACTTATACAAAAACATTTAAATTAAACACACCCGGTAAATATATTATTTCAGCAGATTTTGATTTATTTACTTTTGATGAAATCTTCGGTTTTGATCAAGACTTAGCAGAATATTTAGGTGAAAAAGATAGCGTCATCAATGTGATCGGATCTAAATTCAAAATAAAATTTAATGGAAATAAGGGAAAAGTTTCAAAAAAATCTAAAGTAGTTTGGGGCGGAAAAAAATATGGAAAACTTCCAACTCCAAAACGAAATAGATATAAATTTAAGGGATGGTATACTAAAAAATCAGGTGGCAAAAAAATTACCAGCAACACATACATAAAGCTTAATAAAAAACACACTCTGTATGCACACTGGTTTGGACCAAAAGGTAAAGGTAAAACTATAACTAAGGCCGAATACAAAAGAATTAAAAATGGAATGACTTATAGCCAAGTAAAGTTTTTGGTTGGAGGTAAAGGAAAACTTGAGGTTTCTTCTTCCTATGGAGGATATACAACCAAAATTTATTCTTGGAAGGGACGCGGCTCAATCGGTGCAAATGCAAATGTTACTTTTCAAAATGGTGAAGTTGTAGGAAAGGCTCAGGCTGGACTGAGATAAAACAAAACCGCCCGGCGGCAACCGGGCGGACTTACTAAAAAGGAGAGGCTATGGATATCACAAAAAAACTATTAGATAAATCAAAGGAAGCATTTGTCATGGCCCTTGAAATTTATAACAAACCAACTATAAAATATCGAATAGAAGGTTTCTCGTTCTTTATTATAAATGCATGGGAATTAATGCTAAAAGCTGAACTGCTAAATCGAGATGAGTCCATTTATTATAAAGACAATCCAGATAGAACTATTTCTGTAAATACCGTATTATCAAAGATTTATACTGATAAAAATACACGAATCAGATTAAATCTTGAAAAAATAATTGAACTTAGAAATATCAGTACCCATTATATCACCGAGGATTATGAAGTAAAATATGCACCTTTATTTCAAGCTTGCGTGCTAAACTTCGTCAATGAAATTCAACGTTTTCACAAGGTTGATGTAACCAAAATAATTGCTGAAAATTTTTTAACAATATCTGCAAGTTATGAACCTCTTACGAATGAACAGATAAAATTAAAATATCCACCTGAAATTGCTGAAAGATTTATAAAACAAGCAAACGAAATTGATGTTTTGAGCCACGAATATAATTCTGATAAATTCTCAATCGATATCAGACAAAATCTGTATATCACTAAGAAAAAAGTTGAATCTGATTTTAAAGTCAGCGTCACTAGCGAATCTGAAAATAGAGTTACCTTTATAAAGGAGTTAAAAGACCCTTCAGATACACACAAATATAATTATAATACAGTAATTACTGCAGTATCTGAACGATTAAAGAAAAAACATATTGAGTTAGATTATCCAAAAGGATTTAATTCATATGTGCTGAATTTGGTCATAGATTTTTACGATATAAAGAGAGAAGAAAAATATGCCTATAAACACATAATAGGAAAGCAAGAACACTATACCTATTCACAACAATTTATAGATTTTGTAGTTTCTGAAATAGAAAAACAACCATCAATTTTCGTAGCGAGTTTAAAGGCAAAAAAAACAAGATAACCCCAGGCACATAGGAATGCTCAGTACAAAAAGTACCTACCCCATTATGGGACCCAGTGTTTATCCTTCACAAGTTATCTTGCTTATACTATACTATTTTATATGATTTTTGTCAATTTATGCACTAGTTTTTATACAATTTCTAAACAGTAAAAAACCGCCCGGCGGCAACCGGACGGCACATAAAATACTATTATCAGGATGATGCCTGAAATAATACGATTCGCACTCATATTATATCATTTCGGCATCTGTTCTGGCAATAGGTGTTATTTCTATACTCTTTTTTAAGGAAGGTGATATTAATGAGCATTCAAAAGCAAAAATATGTAAGAAAGAAAACTGGCCAGATCAAGATTACATATTACGCAAATGTTTATGACTCTGAATCTGGCCAACGTTTCACTGGTCCTGCCAGAAAGAGCAGAAACCTCGCTGTTCAGGATGAAAGTGACATCATTAGAAATTTGGAAAAAGCCAAGGCCGAAAAACGCCGTGCAGAAAAGCAAGCTATTGAAAATAAGTTACGCTTTGATACAGTGGCCAAACAATGGTTTGCCGCAAATAAACGTATATACGCAAACTCCACATATAAAATCTATCAGCAATACTATCACGATTACATCCAAGAAGTGTTTGGTGACATTCCAATTACCAGAGTGGAATCCTCTCACATATTAAAATATAAAGAGCTTATGGAAGAACCTACGGAGAGACTGCCCAATGGCTATTCCGCAGAAACTATCAACAAGTGTTTGAATATCCTCTCAAACGTCTTCCAGTTCGCTGTAAGCCCTTTAAAATTAATTGACGCTAATCAGAACCCTATGATCGGTATAAAGCGTAATAAGGTCGTCTACAAGAAGAAAAAGACCTGGACCGATGAACAGATCACACAGTTTATCCATTCAGAAGAAGCAAAAAACGATCATTACTATGTTATGTATTGTGTCTCTCTCCTTCTGGGTCCACGGCCGGGCGAAGTCTGTGGTCTGGCTGAATCTGACTTTCTGGGGAACCGTCTTGAATTTAACCGTGGTTATGATAAATTTGGAGAACTATCTGATTTAAAAACCGGCACATCCATCAGAACTGTGTATGTCCCAGAGATTCTTGCAGATATGATCCGCCGAAAACTTCTGTGGAAAAAACAGATGCGGATGCAGTACCCAGATTTCTTTGATAATGATTTTCTATTTGTGACAACAGAAGGCTTACCTGTGAATCCTGATTACTATGGTAAAAAGTTCCGTAGTGCTGTACGGCAATATAATAAAAATCATATAGAAAAATTACCAGAAATATCAGTCTACGGATGCCGTCATTCATTTGCTACTAATAACTACGAACGTGGAGAAAGTGACAAGCTTTTATCTGAATTGATGGGAAACAGCGTTAAGGTATTTTTACAGAATTATGCTCAGATTAGACGTGCCAAAGCAGAAAAAGCAATTAGTGATTTTGCTGACATTATCTTCGCCGCAGAGTAAAATTACTTTACGGATTACTTTACGGCGGGGGTAAAATGTGTTGTGCTGTGTTACTTTAAATATCATAAAAATGGCTTATTTCGGCGATTTTACAAAATATATTGTGCTGTATTCTGTATTTAATCGCCTTGCCAAGGTTGAGGTCGCGGGTTCGAGTCCCGTCTATCGCTCTTTTTAA